CAATTACAAAATTAATAAATAATCCAAGAGCTATGGTTATTGGTGATGTTCAATATTCAAGAAATATTTTTTCTTTTAGATGGACTAATGCAGAAAGAGAAGCTATTGGGATTTATGAAGTAGAATTTGATAATTCTAATAAAAAGGATGAGCAATGGTATATCAATACTAATCAATCATTTGCTTTTGCTGGTGGAAAAATTACAGCAAGTTATGGCAGCGCAACTGCTAAAGCTCATGCGGATACTAAATGGACACAAGCACAAATAGATGATCCTTCACTTGTTGGTCAAGCACCAGATGGTGCTGATACTAATACTGTTAGACTTGAAGGTTTAAAAACAAAATTAATTAGAAGTGTTAAAAAAGAAGCTGCAAATATATTATCAGAAACAGACTGGTATATAGTTAGAAAAGCAGATGCAAGTACAGCAGTACCATCTTCTATTACAAATCATAGAGCAGCAGTTAGAACAAAGGCTGCTTCTCAAGAAACTCAAATAACTAATGCTTCAGATACACCAGCTTTAGAGACTTTATATACTTATGTTAATACAGCTGATGAAGGAGATCCAGTTGTAATGGAAAGACCATTAGGTGAACTACCAACATTGGAGAGTTAATGCCTTTAATTTTACCAGGTAATGTAGCTTCAGCTTTAGGTGGTGGTTATGATGTAGCCAACTCATGTAGGATTAATAAAGATGATAGTCCAAGTTTAGTAAAAGACCAAAGTGCTAGTCCAACACATGACGATAAAGGTACTCTTTCTTTTTGGTTTAAAATAGGAAAATTAAGTAGTGGTGATGGACATTATTTTTTTTCAGTATTTACAGATAGCAATAATAGAATGCAAATGTTATTACAAAGCGATAACACTTTAAAATTAATACAAAAAACAGGTGGATCAACAGTAATAAATTTAGTAACTAATAGAGTTTTTAGAGATGTATCTGCTTGGATGCACATAGTAATTGCTTGTGATTCATCGCAAGGCACAGCTGCTAACAGAATTAAAATATATATAAATGGAGTTCAAGAAACTTCATTTTCAACAGAAACATATTGTAATCAAGATGTAGATATACAACTTGTCAAAGGAACTGAGGTATGTTTGGGTGCTTATAATAAAGCATCACCATCAGATTTTTTTGATGGTTATTTAGCAGAAATGGTTTTGATTGATGGAACTCAAAATGCTGTAACAGATTTCGGAGAATTTGATGAAGATAGTCCGACAATTTGGAAGCCAAAAGATGTATCAGGATTAACATTCGGAACTAATGGATTTTATTTAGACTTTGAAGATAGTAGTAATTTAGGTAATGATGCAAATGGTGGAACAGATTTTACAGAAAATAATCTAGCCGCAACAGATCAGACTACGGATACACCGACTAATAATTTTGCAACATTAAATCCTTTACATTATGCACATACAACAGATGCCGATGATATGCCTTTATCAGAAGGTAATACAAAAGCAAATAGTTCACAAGCTGGTTCTCCATATCCATATGTTCACTCAACAATCGCAGTTGCATCAGGAAAATGGTATGCAGAATTTAAAGTCGTTAGTGCTAATGGAAGTATGATAGGAATTTCAGATGGTGTATCTGCTAGTTATTTTGGAGATGATCCAAATGACGAAGCATATTTTTCAGATGGAAATTTATATACAGGAAACACATCTTTTGGAGATGCTTTAAGTAATAATGATATTTTAATGGTAGCTGTAGATTTAGATAACTCAAAAATTTATTTTGGTATTAATGGAACTTGGCAAAATTCTGGCGATCCAACATCTGGTGCTACAGGTACAGGTGCCGCAAGTATTACTACCTCAAAAACAGGATGGTGGCATTTTGCAGTTGGAGATTCAGATGGTGCTAATACACCAACTATTGAATGTAATTTTGGCAATCCACCTTATGCTAATTCTTCAGATGCGGCAGATGCAGATGGATATGGTGCTTTTGAATATGCACCACCGTCAGGATTTTTTGCATTATGTACTAAAAACTTAGCGGAGTATGGAGGTTAAATGGCAGCTTATACAACAATAGACAATCCAGGATTATATTTTAATACTGTTCTTTATACAGGTGATGGTTCAGGAGCAACTGTTTCAGGAGTGGGTTTTCAACCTGATTTGAATTGGACAAAATGTAGAAGTGATAATTTAAATCATGCTTTAACTGATGCAGTAAGAGGCGTTCAAAAAACTATTTATTCTAATTCAGAATCAGAAGCAGATGATGTATCAAATGGTTTAACAGCTTTCAATTCTGATGGTTATGTGCATGGAGACCATTCTTTATGGTCTACAAATACTGAAACTTATGTATCATGGAACTGGAAAGCAAATGGTTCTGGCTCATCAGATACTAATGGCTCAGTAAATTCAATCGCAACATCTGCAAATACCACATCAGGATTTTCAATAACTCATTTTAATTTAAGTGGAGAATCTGGCGAAGAAACTGTTGGTCATGGATTAGGTGTTGCACCAGATTTTATAATTGCAAAAACAGGATTAGATAAAAGTGGAAATAGTATTTGGTGGGTTTATCATAAAGATTTAAGTTCTGCCTCATATTATTTAAGTTTAGCAGGAAATGGTGCACAAGCGTCTGAATCACAGGCTTGGGGAGGCACTGCACCAACAAGTACAGTATTTACTGTAGGCGATGCTGGTGGTTGGGGAACATACAAAACTGTAGCTTACTGCTTTGCAGGTAAACAAGGCTACTGCAAAACATTTTCCTACGAAGGAAATGGAAATGCTGATGGAACATTTATTTACACCGGATTCCGGCCGGCTTGGCTTATGGTAAAACCGATTGATTCAGCCGACAACTGGGTTAACTTTGATAACAAAAGACTAGGATTTAATAGTTCAGTATCTCCTTACTCTTTACATGCAAATAAAAATTTTGTTGAAACAACTGATACTGGACAATTAGATTTTTTATCCAATGGTTTTAAAATAAGAAATAGTGGAAATACTGTAAATAGAGCAAGTACATTTGTAGGAATTGCATTTGCAGAAGCACCATTCGTAAATTCAAACGGAGTACCTTGTAACGCGAGATAATTATGCTACAAAAATTAAGATTTGCACCAGGATTTAATAAACAGGTCACAGCGACAGGTGGCGAAGGTCAATGGGTTAGTGGTGATTATGTAAGATTTAGATATGAATCACCTGAAAAAATAGGGGGTTGGGCTCAATTAGGAGACGTAACTTTAACTGGTAGAAATACAGCTTTACACCATTTTGTTAATGCGTCAGGTATTAAATACGCAGCACTTGGTACAAATAGAATATTATATGTGTATTCTGGAGGAGCTTTTTATGACATAACTCCTCTTAAAAGTACAACCACGTTAACAAGTGCTTTTACAACAACACAAAGTGATGCAACGGTTACAATCACTTTTGCATCTGACCATAATATTTCTAAGTATGATATTATTTATTTAGATAATTTTAGTTCGGCAACGAACTCTAATTTTGATTCTGATGATTTTGATGATAAAACTTTTATGGTAACATCAATTCCAAGTTCAACAACACTTACCGTTGAAATGGGATCTGTTGAATCTGGATCAGGAGCTAGTACTTCTGGTGGAGTAAGAGTTAAACATTACTATTCAATTGGTCCTGCAGTTGAGGCGTCAGCTGCTGGTTGGGGATTAGGATTATGGGGTGGTACTGTTGCTGGAGAAGTTTTTGATACTTTAGATGGAGCACTAACTTCAGGTTCTTCTAGTATTGTACTAGACGATTCATCTGGTTTTCCTGCTTCAGGAACAGTTTTAATAGACGATGAAAGAATTGCTTATACTTCAAATACGACTGGTACAGGAACTTTATCAGGTTTAACTAGAGGATCAGATAACACGACAGCAGCATCACATTCTGATGCAGCAACAGTAACTGATGCTTCTGAATATACTAAATGGGGTGCATCACAAACGGGAGATATTATTACAGCTCCTGGACTTTGGTCCTTGGACAATTATGGAAATAAACTTATTGCAACCATTGTTGATGGTGCAACTTTTGAATGGGATTCAGATGCAACAGGTGCTACATCTACAAGAGCAACAATTGTTGCTAATGCACCAACAGCAGTAGTACAGACTTTAGTATCTACACCTGATAGACACTTAGTATTTTTTGGAACAGAAACAACTATCGGTACAACATCTACTCAAGATGATATGTATATAAGATGGTCGGACCAGGAGAGTATTAATGCATCAACTTCTTATGCACCTTCAGCAATCAATACCGCTGGTACACAGAGACTGGCCGATGGAACACGGATCGTTGGAGCTATAAGAGGTCGGGATGCAATCTATGTTTGGACTGATACATCTTTATTTATTATGAGATTTGTGGGTGCTCCTTTTACTTTCTCATTCCAACAAGTTGGAACTAACTGTGGATTGGTAGGAAAACATGCAGCCGTTGAGGTTGATGGATCAGCTTACTGGATGTCAGAAAATGGTTTCTTTAGATACACTGGTAAACTAGAATCTTTAGCATGTTTAGTTGAAGACTATGTTTTTGATGATATTAATACTGTTCCTAAAAATCATATTTATGCAGGATTGAATAACCTATTTGGTGAAGTTACATGGTTCTATCCTGGTAGTGGTGCTGCATCTAACAATAGATCAGTGACTTATAACTTTATGAATTCAACACCAGAGAGACCTGTATGGACTACAAGTTCACTTGCAAGATCATCTTGGTTTGATTCATCTATATTTGGAAAACCACATGGCACTGAATATGATTCTGATGCTACAAGTGATGCAACAGTTGGAAATACTGATGGTGTGA